TTTTAGATACAAAATTATCTGCTGAAATTCCGCCTAAATTTTCAGCATTAGATGCTGTACCGTAAAATCTATGATTTGAACTTGTTATGCCGTTGGATCCGAGCATAGTATTAACTAATGTAATACCTTGTTTTAGTCTATCAAATCCTGTTATAGGGTTTGCTGGGCCAATATCAAATTCGTCAGCACTTACAACTTGAATTACTTCATCATTTACATACGCTAATATAACAGAGTGTGGATTACTTGCTGTGTCAAGTAGGGTAGCACTTAACATAGTTGTAACACCTTCGCCTGCATTTTGCGGACCTATTAATATAAATCGTGTACCGTTATATACATACAATTGTTCATTTAAAGTATCCCACCAAAAATCACCAGTTGCTAATCCTGTAGGTTCAGTATCTGATGTTTCAGAACCTCCTGTTGTACGCCATTTATTTCCATCATAAAACTTTAATTTAGTTGCATTACTATCGTACCATCCTTGACCGCTTACTGCTCTCGGTGGTGGATTAGCGCCGCTGAAGTTTTCTAGCAAATACAAAAAGTTTTCATTTTGAATTTCGCCGTATCCTGCATAGTTTTTACCTATAAATTTTAGATCAGTTGTTGTATCAATTGTACCATCTTCTACAACAGCTAAAATAGTATTGTTGTATCTATCAATTTGATATGCCATTTAGTTCTACCCTTCGACTGTATTATATTATTTATCGTATTTTTGTTATTAAGGCCAACCAGGCGCTAATGTGTAATCTGTATACACATCACTGCTAAATTGCCACGTATTTCCTACTACTGTAAACTTTTTCAATCCTCTAGATATGCTAACTGCAACGTTTCCTGTAGCAGGGAAGAAGTTAATATCTTGTACAACTGATTCGTTTTGTGTGCCATTTGAGTCAACAGCAACAAACGACACATTTTTTACAGAATCAATGTCAATATTTGTTGCAGTAGAACCTGCAAGGTTTTGTGTAACTACAAAGGCTTCTGTGCCTTCTTCTCTTAATCTGTATTCTGCTATTTGTGGTTGACCAGGAACGTATACCGGATATACACTCGATATAATATATCCGATTTGATTATCTGTTAATCCTGTAGTATCTAGTGTTAGAGATAAACGTTCGCTTCTATTTTGTATATCAACATAATTTTTTGTAGCAACATCTTGAAGTTCTGTTGGATCAGCTAATCCTGTCATTCTTTGATTGTTAACAGTAATTTCGCCAGTTGATGTAATGTTTAGCGGTGAACTTGTAGTAATAGTTGCTGCGTTTAAATTAATATTGTCGACATTTAAATATTGAAGTGTACCTATTCTCACAAGACCTTCAGCATATAGAACACTGTTATCTATACTGTCTGCAGAAATCTTATTAACTCCGTTAATTTTATAAGATCGACCTTGAACTACGTCAAAATTAACATTACTTGTCCATGCATTGTTTACTCTATTCCATAAAATAGACTTTTCAACTCCGCTTGCTCTTAATATTACGCCACCGCCGTCAACGAATTGATCATCTAAAAGTGTACTATCTTCAGTAATACCTAATTCTATATTAATATCTTGTACTTTTAGCACGTTTACATCTACTGAAGTAGATTCTCCTCTTACAGTAAGGTTTCCTTCTATAATAACATCTGTAGAAACTCCTACTGGAGTATTCGGTGCACCGATATGTAACATTGCTTCAGGAGCACCATTGAAAATACCTACTCTAGCTTCGCTAGAATCAATATATAAAGCATCAGTAGATACAGTGTCATATGCTGTACCTTTAACTCTAATAGAATAATCGTGATCTGTAAGTTGGTTTTCAGTAATATATGTAGTACCTACAATTTTTTGCACATTGTTAAGATCAGCACCGATAATAATACCACCATTATTTCTGATAGTTAGTGTGCCTGATGTTTCACCAGCAGCATCATTTGGAAGAAACTGGTTTGCTGTTAGCACATCACCAGCTTCGTTAATAAGTGCTTCTGACGAAGTTGCTGTTCCTCTAAACTTAAAGTTAGTAGTATCTAATACATTTATACCTTTTCGAATTGTTCCTGTAGGATTAGATGCTGTTACAAGATCAGCAATTCTTTCCTCAGGTGTTGGAGTGAAGTCTATATTACTTGTTACAGAAACTAAGTTACCTGCAACAAATGTTTTTGCAACAGGTCTTGCTCTACTTTGAACGTCTTTAATAGAATCAATTTGAAATCCACTAATACCTTGTAAGGAACTGTACGCCGGCCCTATAAGAACTAAATTAGATCCGTCATAGAAATAAATCTGTCTTGTTTCTGAATTAATCCATAAGTCGCCAGCAACCATTTGTGGTCTAGTTGGCGTTACAAATGGTCCTCCACTTACTTTCCATTCTTCTCCATTAAATATTTGTAGTCTTTTACCAGTTACATCCCACCATAGCTGTCCTTCTAAAGGATTACTAGGAGGTGCAGTGTTTGAAAAATTTTCTAAAACTTTTATAAAGTTTTCATTTATAAATTCTCCAAATCCCTCATAGTTTCGACCAACTAATACAAGATTAGTTGACGAAGTATCAATTTGTCCATCAATTAAATCTGTAAGTAGCGATCCGTTTGTTTTATTAAGTTTGTAACTCATATTAGTTTCCAGTATAGATAATATAATTTAATGCCAAGTAAGGATTCATAATGTCCATAGGCGTACCTAAATTTTGTGTAGTTTTGATACCGCCACTTGAGGGTAAAGCTTGACCGGCTTGTGACCCTGTAGGTGCATCATATTGAATAGCTTGAGTATCTAATGGAGCACCAGTATTGTCTCTAATTGCATAGTATTGTGAACCTGCATCGCCTCTAAGATCGTGTTCGTGTTCAGGTAAATTAGAAACATCAATTGTAGCTTTTTCGTTACCTAAATTGTTGCCTACTGCTGTAGCACCACTACTAGTAACTCTGCCCGCGGCACTATCATTCATATTGTCTAAACCTAAAGGAAATCTACCTCTCATATCAGGTAATGCAAATAAGTTCACGCCGCCGTCATCTAAGAAGTCTGGATCTAAGAACGAATATCCTATTTTTTGGAATAGTGCAGTAAACTCTGATTTTAAAACCTGTCTTCCATCACAAAGTAACCATCCATTTGGTTCTTCGGCGCCACCAAATGGCAAAATAATGCCAATCGGCAAAGTAGGTAATCCACTTAAAAAATTAAGTCTATTTACTTTATAAATGCCTTGATCTGATCCGTAATTTTTATTTACTAAAACTTCTAATCTATCATCAGTAGAAAATAATTCTTCTTTTGTAGATATGAATCCATCTCCAACTGTAGTAACAAATGTTTTTGTATTTTCTCCTGATTTACCATCAAAGGAAAAACTTGATGCACTTACATCGCCTTCCATTCTAAAAGTTGTAGCAGTAGTTAATCTCTCCGATGATCCAGATCTACCCGATACAGTTCCGTCTAAATTTCCTTGGAATTGACCGAAAAATGTGTTAGCATAAATTTGATCAAATCTATTAATATTTGTACCTATATTAAATACGCCATTTTCACTCGGTGAAATATTGCCTGACGAAAGTACACCTTTAATTATTGCATCGCCGTTAACATATATATTTCTACCTACACCAATTCCGCCTAATGTAGTAATAGACCCTTCATCTTCTGCAAGACTGTTTTCGCTATTCTTAACAATTATCCTACCTAATGTAGTGTCTGTTGCCGAAGGACTTAGTTGTATATTACCTATGACATCTAACGCTTGATCAGGATCTAAGTTATTAATACCTACATTTTGCGAAGAATCAACTCTAATAACAGTTTTAGTAGTTGCGCCATCTTTTACTCTAATATCTAAATTACTACCTGAAGCTGTATGCTGTATAATACCTTGATTGCCTTCAGCTTGAATTTTAAGTTGTCCTGTTGTTCCGACTTCTAATCCTAAATCATTTTTTACTCTTAAACTAAAATTTGTTGTACTAGGAGAATCTGAACGCAATAAGTCATTTGCACTAACAATTTTTGTACCATCAGTAGGATCATTTGTTACTTTTACATTTAATGCTTGCTCAGCAACTCCATTAAATTTATAAGCATCGTTTGTATTACTTAAATTAAATCCTTTTTTGATTCCGGCAGTAAACCCTTGTATTGTAGTTTTAGGAAAAAATTCATCGTTGGATATTATACCTACAGTTACATCTCTTATATCAATTTTTAATACAGTATATTCTACATTATCTTGGCCTATTAATGTTACAGGAGTTGCGCCTGTAACTAATCCATCTGAGAAACTAGGGCCAACTAATACCCAGCCAGCACCTGTATATAAATATAATTGTTGGTTATCTGTGTCTACCCAAAGGTCACCGCTATTAGATATACTAGCAATCGGTTCCGACGTTCCCTTTTTTAGACCCGAAGCTGAAAGCCAGCTTGTTCCGTCATATATTTTAAGTTGATCTACTCCCTCTGAACTGTCGTACCATAGTTGACCTTCTACAGGTCTTTCAGGAGCATTTGGTGCTGCAAAGTTTTCAAGTAAGTGTAAAAAATTTTCACCTATTACTTGTCCGTAGTCAGTTCTAAATCTACCCGGTATGCTTAAACTAGTATCAGTGTTAATGGTATTATCCTGTACTGTTATTTCACCTTTATTTGCTTCGTCTGTGTATCTTATTTCATATGCCATTTATTAGACTCCTGACAAACTTTGGATTCTTACAGTGTAGTCAATTTGTATTAATCGGTTTAAACTTTTTTGTACAGGATGGAAGATAACATGTGTTATTAATCTTCCGTCACCTGTAGGACTATAACTACGTAATCCTAACTCGTCGAACACAAATGGACTTTCTTGAGTATTTGCATTATCAAATGCATCTTGTCCAGCTGGTTCGCCATAATCAAGTAAGCATGATACAAAAACATCTGTATAGTTTGTGCCACTTACGTGTCTAATTTCTAGTTTATTACGTGCAGGATCTGTATTATTAGCATTTCTGTCATCTACAATTTTGCTAAATGTTTGTCTATATAAACTAGCATTAGTTCCAGTTGTGTTTGGTGTTAGATATGTAATTATACCAGTTGGGTCTACACTAGTCCCACCACTTCCAAAACTCATTTCACTAATAAAACCTTGTCCTGCATTACTTAAACTTTCTGCAAGAGCAATACTCATATTCTCATAGTGGATTGCATTTCGCTTATCGATTAAAATCTCGTTAGATTCTGGATCAAAGATCTTTATATGTCCTTGTACAAGAATACCACTTTTATCATTAATATCTGTCATTTTTGTTTTCCTACAACGTATTTATTCCAATAACCCACTGTCACTGTCACGTACGAATCTAGCTATATTATTATTAGATTCAACAAGTGATTCCCCAGGAGTTGTCCATGTTTTTCCGATTTTTCTTACTACTGTTACTTGTAAATTTTCTTGTGGTACAAAATTTAGTATTAAAGAATTTGATTTCCAAGATATTCCATTCCATGTAAATATATATTCACTTTGCATATGCTGTGTGCCTATAGTTGGACTTAGTGGTCTTGTATTATCTGTAAAGTCAAACTCTGGTAATATAAATTCTCCTGGAGTTAAAACATCTCCTTCGCTCGAATCTAATGCCAATGTTTGATCAAAGATATCTATTTCGTTTTTTCTAAGTCTTCTACCCGCATAAAATACTTCAAATTCATTTAAATTATTAGGCACAAAATCTAAAGCAAAGTTACTCGATATGCCATCAGTTGTAAAGTTTTGTGTAATTATTTGATCTCTGTACGGAATTGTTTTTGATATTCCTTGATCAAAAACATTAGTTCCTACATTGATTATATCCTTTGTACCAGTACCGAGTGTTCCTCGTCTTAGCTGTCTTAATAAATTACCTTCTTTTACTAGATATTCAATACGTTCGCCTTCAATAAAAATTACACCAGGTATATTTTTACCTTTATTAGGTTCAGGTAATTTAGTTCCGTCTATAACTTCAATACGCAAGTCATAATAATTTAAATCTTGTGATAATGTAGTAGCAGCACTATCTAATCTTTTAAAGTGTGTTCTGTTTAACATATCTTTAAACTGTCTAAATGCAAAGGTATTAGTTACTACTGGTGCAGCAAAATGTATAATATCTATTACATCGTTAGGATTAGGTAATTCTAAAAGTTGTACTTTTTTCAAGTCACTAGTTATATGATAATCTACAGTAGGTGATAATAATTCACCATTTATACTTACCCAAACATATTGTGCATCTATAGCAGGATAACGTAGTTCAATTTCACCTCTAGTAAGTCTATGATAAATTACAAACTCATCTTGACCTTCGGAAATAATCGATCTAGCAACAACGTCTAAATTGATTCTTTCAGTTTGTAATATATCGTGATTTGTAAATTTAATTACTTCAATTAAACTGTTATCTGCGGGCGGTACTTTAAATGTTACATTTGTTCCATCTATTGTATATTCGCCGTCTGTTACAACATATATTTCAAGAATATCACCTTCATTTCCTGTGCCAGGTGTTAATTCTATAGCATTATTAAATATATCAAATCTCCACTGTGCAGGGAAAGTTATAGTTTCCCCATTTAATATTACAAGTAAATCGTTAACAGTAATAGATGCTCCAGGCTGTTGGAACAAATCTAAACTATACTGTGTAGTACCTACTAGTTCTTCGCTTAATTCATCATACTCAGCTATTCGATTATTAGAATCAACAACAAACTGTTTGTTATATCCTGGATTTAATATTTTATTATCTACTTTTATAATTGTATTATGTTGAGTTGGTAATTTATACAAAGGAGATTGTGTTAAATTATATAATACACTCGAACCATCACCTTTAAATACGTCTTTTGTAACTTGACTATAATTTATTTTTGTGTTATCATAAAATACAATATAATTTACCTGAGCATTTTCTGCAGGTGGAGTATCAAATCGTATTAAAAGATTTCCTTTTAAGTTTTTGTTGGTACTATCAGTTGAGTCGTAATTTACTAGCGTAGTGCTTACTTGTACGCCGTCAATAGTTGCAAATACATCTAATAGTTCTGTGTAATCAACATCAACAATAACTTCATATTTTACGCCATCGCCGACAAATGCATCAGCTGTTAGTATTTTTTGTTGTCCTGCACTAATAGTAATAATGTTAAGTTCTTTTTCACTATCTGGTACTTCATTTAATGTTACTGTGTTATTAACAAAATCAATAGTATACTTGTCATTTGATAATATTACATTATCTAATTTTACTATTACAGCATCTTTAGTACTAGGAGTAAGTTCTAAATTAAATTCTACAGTGCCGTCAGTTTTATAACTTTGTGAATAAATTTTTCCTTGTCCGTCACCTTCTCTATGATATACCTTAATATCAAGAGTATCTACTAGTTGTCCTGGAACAAGTTCTTCAGGACCTTTCGACGTTGTAGGTGTAACAAAGCCGTCACCGTCAACAATAATATCTTCTGCATTTATACCTTGGGCAGTTTGATAGTTTAAATCTCCGCCACTAAGTGCCGTATCATAACTTTCTGTATCCGGAGTAACACTGCCGTCACTTGTATTTTTTCTTATAATTAATACATCTCCATCAGCAACAATAATACCCAACTCATCTAGGAAAATTGTATCTGTTGTGCCGTCGCCGATCAAGCTATTAATTATTACACCGTTATAATCAAATTTGCCGCTATCAAAATTTGGATCATCAATTCTTACACCGTTAAGATATACATTATATTCTGTATCTTGTTCTAATGGCTGGCTTAATTTTATACTAATAGTTGAACCGTCAAATGTAAATATTTCATCTTCATATGTATTATCATATACGTCCCATGAAGTACTATACCATTCTCCAGATCCCCAACCAGCAGGTCCTTCGAACTCAAAACTTCTTACTTCAACGCCGCCGTAATCAATACCGTCCATAAGTTGTGCAAAATTCATCGAACCATCATTGTTTTCACCTATACCAAACATTCCTGTAGTAGGATTGTATCCGTATGCTAATCTATCTTGTGCAGTAAGCATACTAATAGGCTTATAATAATCAATTACAATTTCTGCACCTACATTAGGCGGAGTAGTAAATATTATTTGTCCCTGTTCTCTTGTATAAGTTTTATCTAAATTTTCTGTATTTGCAAATGTATAACGACTTCTTAATTGTTCTTTATTATCTATTAATACTTTTACTTTAGTATTATTTAGATCCATAGGAAAATTTAAGTCAAAAACAAATTTAGAGCCTGTTCCGTAGTAAGTTTCTGATTCAGTTAATTCAGCAATATATACGTTGCCACTAATTCTATCAAATTTTACTTTAACATTTGCTGTACGTGCAAGACCGTTACCTAAAATTACACTTGCAGTTGCAGATGTACCATCGTCTTCTTGTGAACCTATAATTTCAATATCTGGTTTAGATATGTATCCTGAACCAGCATTAGTAACTTTGATTTCTACAATTTTTCCTTGGCTTATATAAGCTTCGGCTGTTGCATTTTGGCCGCCGCCTCCGGTTATAATAACTTTTGGCTTTGTAAGATATCCTGATCCTGGATTTGCTATTTTAATTTGTGTAATTTCGTATCCTACATTATCTAACCAGTGCTTCCTTGGATATTCAAGCATAATATCATCTATGCCTATAAGTTGTGTTTCTTGTGCTTTAACTTTAGAAGTTTGTATACTTTTTGTATTTTCAGAATAAAAAGGAGGTAAGTCAAAATCTGTTGTAGAGCTTCTTGTATTATCAAAAGCATCATAATCTGTTACAAATTCTCGTATAGTCGAACTATATGGTTTTGCTTCATTAATAAAATCTGTATAACTCGGTAAAGTATTGTTTTGGAAGTTTCTAGGCTGATCTAAAACTCCTTTATTATGTTTACCTTTTATAAAGCTAGTCTTAAATGCCCAATCTACATTATTTTGTTCTGAGAATATATATCTTAAACTTGCAAACCATAACTTATTATATTCTACAGATAAGTTATCTACAAACAAATTATCTCTTATTGTTTCTAATATAATTCTTGTTTCTTTAATAGGCTGAGAATCGTAAAAATAACTATCGTATGAACGATTGTCATATCCGATAGAGTTACCTGCTAAATCATATAATGCATCTGAGAATTGTATAGAACCGTTTTGTCTGCCTATAGTTTCATAATTTACTGTATAGTCATCTACAGATTCATTTGCTATTTTACGCAATAATAACCAACCGCCTGTACTAATATTAGCAATTTTTACTGTATCGCCTATTGTAGCCTCTAATCCTAATAATTCATAACTTTGGTCTACTTCGTAATCTATATCAGTAAATTCATTTATACCTTCTTGGTACCAATCAATATAATTCCAAAATAAGTTAACATCAAATTCTTGTACTTGATATCTAAACCAGGTTTTTTCATCATAGTTTAATCTATAAATTGACCACTTGCCGAATACTGTTGAATCATTATTAACTAATACAGAAAATGGTCTAACACTTATTAATGTATTGCTTTCATAATTATTACCTTGTGATTCTACATTTATATTTGTAATTTGTCCTAGATTATTAATTGTAATATCAAAAGAGGCACCATTACCGTTACCTATAATAGAATATGTAGGAGCAACTTTGTAGCCTCTACCAGGATTTATAATTCTAACTCTTACAATTCTACCATTTTGTATAACAGGTTCAAGTATTGCCTGTTCTGCTTTCGATATACCTACAAATTGTAATTCTGATGTTGTATCAATTACTGCATCATATTGACTACTTAATTGAGTAGGTGCAACTTGTGCTTGTGATAATGGACTTAAATTATATAAATCAGCAATAATATTCTTTTTTAGGATCATATTCACACGTTCTATTACTTGCTTCAATGCTTCTTCACGGTTAACAAACATACTTTGTCTTGGTCTAAATTTGTTTCCATATCTATATTTTGGAGAAAGTGTGATATCTGGAACTACTTTAAGATTTGTATCATATCCAACAAGACTATCAAACCATTTTTGTTCTATTTCTGTATTCAATTTACTTGTTTCAAGACCTTCACTTATAATCTGATACTGATTATGTACATTTTGGTCTATTGTATCTTCAGTCCATCTTATCGATAAAACAATATCTTTATTATTAATAAAAGAACTAATATTGTGCATTGTTAGTCGATTAGCTGAAAGAAAGTTCACATGTCGATACCCTTGTGCAGAAGGATTAGTAATTAATTTTGTAACATCTAATGCACTAATTGTTCTATCTTCTAAAGACGGAACTGTTGCTTTGTTCTTTACCCAGAAGTAGTTTTTAACAAAATATGCATTAGATACAGAATCATAAAACGTTTTTTGTGTATAGATTGCATCACTGTATATACTCTGGCCGCTGATGCCTTTTAATAATCCTTCTTCGGTATCAGCAAGTTCGTCATACTCACTAGGTGTAAATTCTGATTCTACCCATTCGTATACATCTACACTTGTATTAAATTCTAATTTATTAAATGCATTATTTTGATAAATTGTGTCGCCTTGATACGGGTATGTAAATCTAGCTTCGCTAATGTCCCACCATAATTTTCCAACGTTTTCTTCAGCCCAAAATTTCTCTTCATCGTATACACCTGCAACTGAACTTACATTATATCGAGCAGGATCAAATGGAATCTTATATGTTAATTCTTGTTCTGCAGGACCTGCAATTTTTCCTTGTATTGGATCTATCCAATCTAAGTAAGTTAGTATTTGATCTGTTCTTTTGTTATAGAGGAAAATATTTTCAATTTTACTTGTATCAACTGGAGTAATTTTTTCTCTTGTTTTAGTCCATGCTGTTTTACCCGAATCTTTACGATATTCTAAAACTGTTCCTCTAGACTTTTGATTTAATGTTCCGTCTGGCAATATAATAGGAGCAGTACGTGTCCACTCTGTATTATCAAAGCCTCTATCTTCAATAACTAAGCCTGGAGTAATATCAGCGTTAGCAACATATGCTACACCGTCATATTCTACTATAGAGCCTTTTTTGTACGATTTATTTTTTGAAAATACATCGTAATCGTTTAAGATCATATTTGTCATACCCATATAGACATGATTATTATTAATTTTTAAATTTTCACCTAACATTATTGCATCTTTATCACGTAAGACTAGGTCTTCTGCAAAAAGATATTTCTGTTCAATTTTTTCATAGTGATAAACTACACCTGAATCTTTATTAGAACCTGCAAATCTAGTAAAGTTATTATCAAACGCAGTTTCGCCTGTATCAAAAATAGTAGGTATTACACTATCACCGTTTGCACTAGTAATAAAAATGCCATTATTAGTTGCAGCTACAGTAAACCCAAACAATTCAGATTCTTCATTGCTAGGACTATATAGCATTTGACCTTTTGTAAATCTTGTTCCGTTAAACTGATATACATGGACCTTACCTTGATCTATTTTATTAATGTCATCAAATGGTTCGCCGATTGCTATAGTGTTTCCGTCTGGACTGATTGAGATAGAATTAGCAAAACCGGTATTTGGTATATCTGGATAGATAGACTGATCTAAATAAAATTTATCATTAATTTTTCTATATACTAAGACTATAGTTTCAGGAGTTGAATTTGTTTCTTGTGTACTAGTTGTAATTAGAACGTCACCTGTAGTACTTAATTCAAATTTTTCACCAAATCTAATTATGTTAGTTTCTGGATCAAAAAATACTTCATCTTTAGCATTAAATTGCTCTGTCCATTCATTTGGATTAAATCTGCGATTTAATTCAATACTATTAGGAGTTATATCATTATTTGCTTTATACAGTTTTTCGTTATACACTACAATCGAATCAACATTATACGATGCATTTTTATCAAAATCTGCAAAATCATATGCAACAAATCCACTATTGTTAGGAATGTAACCTAAATAATCAATTCCAGTTGGAACAATATCCCATTGAAAATAGTTAAATGACGAATTTGCCGAAATGTTAGTTTTTGCAACAAATAACCTATTGTTTCCACTATCAGGCCCATCATATTTTACTATTTCACCAGCTCTGTATGGTATTACAGGATCATATTCTCCTCTATAATCTTTATCAATACCGTAAACAAAGCTTATATTTTTCCAGTATAAATTATTTGTAACTAATATAGGATTATTAATATCTTGAATAAAATTAATTAATGCTTCGTAGTATTCACCTCTAAATACTACAATATCTCCTTGCACATAATCTAAGTTTAAATCAAATTTACCGCGATATCTTAATGATTGCTCATCATCAAGACCATGTGTTAAAAATTCTATAGTACCAAAGTTATTTAAAGACTCGTCGCCTTCTGAACTTACAGAAATATAATATTTACTATTAACTTGTTTTACATTTATTCTAGATCCAAACTTTCTGTCATTTCCTCTATACCTAGAAACTATACTTCTAATGTATGTATATGCTCCGTTTTCACTACGTCTATATACAGATATAACACCTTCATTATCAAATTTCTTTTCGCCAAAACTATCAACCGGTATGTTATATACTTGAGTATAATCTTTATTAAACGAACTAGGTAAACTTGCACTTCTCGAATCACCACTTCTAGTTTGCTCATTATATAACCAGTATTCGTCATTTACTAAGTCTGCATTCTCCACAATTGGCATAAAGAATGTTCCTGTTGAATCATTTATTACGTTATTTTTTACAACAAAGAGTTTGCCTATATTTTCAGCTGTGTTTACAAGTGAAAGTCCTACGTCAACACTATCAATAACTCCCATGTCTCTATCTGGATCAGCTGCTCCTCTATATAAGTCATTACCTAATCTAGTAAATTCATATCTAGCAATATTAGTATTGTATAATTCAAAGTTTCCGCCATAGGTAGTACCGTCGTACTCTTGTAGGATTTTTACATACACTCTTACACGTAGGAAATCCCTTTGATAGAACATTACTTCTGCTGCACTAGTATTGTAACTGGTTAATGCAAGTCCACCAAATTCATCAAAAGGTATTTGTTTATCAACAATTATATCTCCACCATTTGGTCTTTCTGTAAGAACATTTCCTACATAATGATATCTAGCCTGCGGTTCAAATGGATCTCCATTAAAATCAAATTCTGAATATTCAAATTCAATAAATCCGTCCCAGATATCAAATACATCATGAGATTTATTTATAATACTATCTTGAAAGCCAAATTGTGTTAAATCAGTAGGAAAGTTTTCGTTTGACTGTAGTTCTAATTTTATACTTTCTCCCGAAACTATAGAATTAAATTCATCAGTGTTCGGAGTTCTAAATAGAAATATATCTGCAGGATAATCTGCTGGGGTATTATAAGGATTTCCTGAATAAGATAAATTTAATATTTGACTTGCTTGTTTTTTTATTCCTGTATAGTCACCTATTGTCGATGTTGTATTAAGTAAATTAAAATATTGATTCTTAACTCTAGATTCTTCAGATCTTATTAAGTCTACATATACTAAACCATTTCCAGTATCATAAAACTCAGTACCGTTATTATAAGGGTCTGTTTCAATAAGCCAAAATCCTCCTACTACATCAGGTGTAAGATTTTCTGCTATTAATGAATATGTACCAACTAAGTTATCTTCATTTACAAACATAACTCCTGTTTGTTCAAAAACTCCGGTTGTATTTTCTAGATATAAAACAGTAGTTCCGCCTTGTTCTCCTACAAAAACAACTGTTCCGGCTGCTGTTGTAGTTTCTAAAAAATCTCCTATTACTGGAAGAACAGTATATTCCGGGATACGTACTATAACTTCTACCTTGTTTTTAATTTCAAACGCACCTGTCAAGTCTGTAGCTTTAATATCTAATAGGTTATTCCATGGCTCGTATGCATCATTTATATTTGGATTGTTTTTCGAATATAAATTATATTGTAAATGTATAGTGTCTCCAACTGATGATGCAAGATACTGTTGTAGAGGTGCTCTAACTAATACATGTCCTCTTCCTGTCTCAGGGTCATTGACATAGTTATTATTAAGACCAGGTGTTCCAGTAATTAATAATGCTAATAATGTACTATCAACTGTATCGTCATTAATAAAATCAGTGTAACTACCGAAAGTGTTATACGACTGGCTGCCGATTGCTGGTAAAATATCTCTATTTGCTCTCCATAAACTTTCTTTATAATTTACAATATCAGATTTACTATATGGCAAAAATGGATCAAAGTTTTCTTTATATCTAGTTCTTACATTTGACGCTGTTGGAGAGCCTACAAACAAATAATTTCCGTCAGGTGTATATGCAACCGAAGTACCGTATCCTGATTCTGCCTCATCACTACTAAAAATATCTCCACCTGATGTTAAAGTTTGATCTAAGGTCCATGAACTAATATCATTTGATCTACGATAAACGTGTACTCTACCATCTAATTCTTTAGGAGATCCTACAACCATATTTCTGTTATTAGATGTTACATCTAATGTCGATGCATAATCATGAAAGGAGCCGTCGTCAGTTGTAGGATTTTCTACACTACTTTGTAGATTGTATACTTCTTCATTTCTATATACTCCCCAGTTAGAATCTCCGTCAATATCATCTACCCAAATCTGTTGATTAAGTGCTTTATTTTGTTGTAGGATAGCATTTGCACTATCTAAATCTGTACTTCTTACTGATCGTAGTCCAACTACTTTTAAATCTAAATCATCGTTATGATCAACATCTACAAACTCTGGAAAAGCTTTTTGTAACGGCCATTCAACTATCACGTCATTTCTATTTTTTTGTATTACTTTGTAGAAATTTACTATACCGAATAGTTCTGCATTAATAACAGAAATATAATCGCCTATTGCAATATCTGTAGGAAATTTATTAAACGTAAATCTTACTAACGGATAATCCGAGTTTGGAGTAGTAGTAAGATTTAAATTAACTTCTGATGTTCCAACTAATGTTAGATTTAATCTTGTAAATTGATGAACATTCCAAGTATTATTATCAATAGGAGACCAAATATATTGATCTTCTATTAATTGATTTACGTTAGCATAAATTATGTCTTCAAAATTTACTACTTTAAAATCTACGTCTCCATTATATACATATCCGCTAGATTTTATATACTCGTCAAATTTAGCCGTTGTAGGGAATGGTGAATTGTTATAATTTTTTGATTTGTGATATAGCTCAAACGGACGTTGTCTATAAACTTTATCTGTATTATCTTGTGGTAGATAATCAACAAGTTCAATAGGTTGCGGCGAAAGTAGCATACTCTGTTCATCTAATACAATTTCTAATTCTTCTTTTTTATCAACTGATCCGTATCTGCCTACTTGAATTGCCCATTCTTCATAGAACTCTAAACTATCTTTGTCTGCTGTATTCAGTGCATCAAATAATTTATCAAGTGCATTTTTTGTGCCTTTTTCTTGTATAAATCCTTGATAGAATTTATACTGACTAACATCATCGTTGATTATATTTGACAAATATTTTCTATTTTGATAACCTAATAGATGTTGAGCAAGTTTTTGTTTTTCTATATCAAAATTGTCACTATCTAAATCATAAAAATCTGTAAATTCACTAATTCTATAATCAAAATTTGTAAGTAACTGTGATTTGGGTCTTTCATCGAGTATTTGCCATTTAGATGTACTAAATGTTTCATTACCAGGAATATTTTCTAAAGCTACATAATAAAATTCTTTATATTTTATCAAATCACCGATAACATAATCTTGCCATTCTTGCCATTCAGTTACTTTTGCATCGTCGAAAACAAACCCAGGTGCATTAAGTGTACCATTCCATTTATCGCTTCTGTATCCTGAAACTTTTATTCTTTCTTGTCTATAACCTGTAGACGGTTTATATATAATATCGCTAAATTGTGTAGTATTATCTAGCAACACAACATGCTCTTTTTGCACGAGAGGAAGTTTTATGTGATATACTCCGTCTTCAGTGTTTGCTAATCCTATGCTAAATCCCGCAGCGGATCTAGATATTCTACTAATATCTGATTTAATTTGATTGCCATCTGCATTTAGAATTAATCCATAATCATAAAAATTATTATTAAGATTATCTACAGTTACAAAAGCTCTTTCAAAATCTATTAATTCTGCACTAGGACTTATAGATAATGCATTTCCCGATGCCCAGTTTTGAGTTGTCCAGAATAAAAATTCTCTTACTGCATATGTCCAGTTTTTAATATTATTAGAGCCAGCAAATTGTTCAAACTTGAAGCCTAGTTTATTTAAATATTCTCCATAACCTATTAAAAAGTCTACTACTTCTTGACTAGTTCTTAATGTTTCACCGTAGTTAAGATAACTTGTAATAGAACTAAATTTTTGCGCTACGGTTGCAGATTTTCCACCTACAACTGGTGATTCGGAAAGTCGAGCTAAATTAGTATCATCAAATTGTGCATTACTTTTATAATTTTTTATTACTCTATAAAATACTGTTCCGTCTTCGACAACTTGACCTTTATAATAATTTTTTTCCGGTTGCCACTTAACAAATTCTTCGCTAACTCCTCCTACCGAAATTGCCGGATCTGAAAATGAAGTAATCGGTTTATAATATGAAAATTGCGGTTTAGACGGATCATAACCTTTAATTATATAACCAGATGCACTTTTTTCTACAATTACACCACTGTAACTAGCAATATCGATCGGTGTACTTTTATGTAAGAATATTTTATAGTTTTCTTCAGGTACAAATACATTACCTTGATTATAAGGTGTTCTACTGTCTAGTATTAATTTAAACTTATCTTTATTACTAAACCCAGCTATTTTAAAACCCATTTTGTTTTTAATTGATTTAACATTGTTAGTATAATCTTCGTATACTTTTGTTACATAACCTGAAATATAATTATACTGGTAATTCACTAACCCACTTGTATAAATTCTTTCATCATCATTATACGTATTAGGAAATTTAATTTTTTCTAATTCTATACTTTTTCCTGTAGGAGTGTAAACTAATTGTCCGCAGAAATTTCTAGACATTCTAGAAATATCAAAAGCAGTACCAAGTACTTTAGCTGGTTGATTTAGTAAGTAACTAAGAAGTATTGCAAAAGGATATTCGCTTGAATTTCTCCATGCTGCTTCTACTGGAGCAGAATCTCCAAATGTAAATCGTTGACGTGTATAACTTGCAACATAATTCTTTGCAAAATTACTTTCTAACGGAGCAGTTAAATTTCCTCTATCGTCTACAGGAATATGAGACACTAATCCCGGTCTTATATATTTTGGATTTCTAATAGGTAGTTTTCCTGGCTCTCTTATCAAGCCTTCTTGTAAATCTTCCCATAATACTAAATTATTTTTTGTATACGGAGCTACTCCATAAACTTCGTCCCACCAAGAAGGTTTGATTGTAAACCCTATCATTTCCCATGGATGACTGTGTGGACGATCTGTATCATATGCTTGCTTATAAATACCTCTCCAAAATCCTGGCAAGGTTTCATCATTAGGTCCGGTCATTGAAGAATAATTTATTAAAAATTTATCTGATCTATTATAAAAACTATTTTCTGTATAATCTTCATCAACTATTTGATTCCATTGCAAGAAATCAATCAATAATGTATTATCTATTTCCTGTTTAGTAAATTTAGTATCTCTATAAAATCCTCCAACATAATCATTAATGTCAAAGATATTAGGATTATAATCTACTTTAATATTATTAAATATTCGTTTTTCAAATTCTAATAATAAATCATCTCGATAATCGTTAAATGCTACAGTAATACTTCCGTCGTGTCCTTGTATTACTCGTGTAGGTTCTCTAAATCTATCATCAATATAAATTTTTGGTTCGTAACTAGGATATAATCCTAATTTTGTAGGTGTAGGCGGAACATACGATCCATCTGTCGAACTATACTCATAAATTTCAATAGTATCGCCAACTTCTTTATCGGCTACGATAACAGCAAATCCTTCAGAACTAAATGTATAATCACGTCCTTTTAATAATTGAGTACCGTTCAAATAAACATTAACCGCAGTAGTGCTTATTATGCTGTCGTCAAAAGCGTTGCTTATTGCAAAAAACGGATTTGAGTCATCTAGTACTTCGTAAACTAATCGTTTACCTGTATTATAAGATATCATATCACTAAAATAAAATGGCATATTAGATGTTTTATCTTTATTAATTTCTAATAATATTTTATCTAAATGCTGTATTACTGGTCCTGAATATCCTAATTTTGTAGAAGTTTGTATAAGCTGTCTTTTAAATTTTGCATACTCTTGTTTAGAGAATCGTAAAGCACTTACAATATTATGTTCCTGAGAATTTAAATGATAATTTGCTAAATTTACAGGTCCAGAATGTTTCATAAATCTAGTACCAAACTTATCAAGATCTCCTAAATCTCTTAAATTACTTTTTCCAGGATATGTACCGTCAAATTTAGGAATTTCACCTATCATTGTATTGACATGGTCTACAACTTCTCCTAATGTAAAATCAACTACATTTTCATTTAATGGATTTCTTTCTAAGTTATTAGGTATTTCATAAAATCCATTTTTAGATTTAGGACTATTTGATAAAGTTTTTATAATTACAATTTGATTTTCTTTTAAATCATTTGTAAATGTTACAAAAGTTTTTTTATTAATTCTATCTATTTGATAATCTACATTTTCTTTTTGAAATCTGTCATTAACAAATACCTTGACTTTTAAATCTGTTAGCAAAGTTGAATTTTCGTAAACATCAATTTCAAAGTTATTATTTTGTTGTAATGTAGATGTATATTGTCTAATAACATACTGTTTTGTTATTGTAGGTTGAGATGCCCAGCCGTTTTGATATTTAAAATCTTCTCGACTTGTATATTTTCTTAAATATGCATTATCTGTATAGACTGTACTAGTACCAGTTTCACTTTGTATAGTAAATGTATCTGATAATAAATTAAAGTCAAACACAATATCGCCACTATTATCTATAGTTCTATAGCTTAAAGGAAATCCTAATTCTTCATCAGGAGTTCCGGTTCCTTCTCTATAACTGAAAAGCTTTGTTCCTGTAAAATTTGAACTTTCAAATATAGTAGAGTCGCCAAAATCGTTTCCATTAGGACAACATAAATCAAATTTAGGAGGCTGGTTAGTTTTTGTTTTTAATTGTCCCAGATTCCATTTGTTATTAGTAAAATGATAACTTTTACCTGCATTATTAGTACCCTTTGTAACTAAAACAGTTTCTAAATCTAATGGATTAGAGTCATCGGTTTCAAATAAACTTATTTGTCTATAACCTTGAAAGTTCAAAAACTTTACAGTGTATATTTTATCTTTGACAAGTATATCTGTATCAGCAGTAAAAAGTATTCTCATACCTTCAGTTATTTCAACACCGTCGATATTATAGCCAGATGAGCCTTCTATAATAGAAAATACATCTGTTGTAAAATCATCAATAAGATCAATATCTTTTTTTGCAAATGTTCCAAAATTAAATAATTTTAATCCTGATTCAAATTCAATAATAGGACGTTTAGCTCTAGCATCTTCATCAATATTGACTTGTGTTAAATTAATTTCAGCACTTTTATCTATAACATCTCTATGAATCCATCTATTATATCTAGACCAGGCGTTTTTGTCAATTGCTGCACGATTAGAAACAATATAATCTTTTGTTGCAGGATATGAATTATTATTACTCCATGGCAATATATCAAATCCTTGGGAGTCAAACGGCACTAATTTATTTTCAGAATATGATGCAGGAATAATTAAATCTATAGTGTTTACTAATCTAATCTTGTCGCCAACACCCTCAACATAATACTGACCTGTTTCGTAACTTTGTGGCACTGTATCCCCAAGGAAGTATACTTTCATTCCATTTGAAACACTCCAGCCATCTTTTGTTGTATATTCTTTTTTACCTAATATTTCTGCTGCTATATCGATAGTTGTATTTTCTTCAATATCATATACTCGGATATTGCCACTAGTATTCACATCATTTTTTGATATGTAAAATAATTTATCAGGCGCATTATCAGGAATAGTAAATTCTATAGTTCCCTTTTCGATATATAGAGTTGCAATTTCTTGATCATCTTCATTTAGTTTTCTTATTCCATCTGGATAAAGTGTAGAAATATTTTCAGCATCGTCTTGAAAACTAACTATACCGTCTGCAGGTATTACAAAAAAATCACCTGGTTCAGACACAGCACCCTCTTCGTTATATATAACTGTATTATATAAATCAGGACCACTTGAATCATCTCTTCTGCCAGTTAACAATGCTGACCCAGGTGTAAAGGTTCGTGATAACGCAAACGCCATAGGATGACCTGGAGTATCTATTTCAAATTTATAAGTCTGTCCTCTATATAATTTTAAGTTAGGATTTCTACTAAATCCATTTGGAGAAAATACATAAGCAAAATTATCGTCGTCTTCTTCTAATGTAACTGTGTATGCACTCTCAATTCCTCTTTCTTGACCTTGGATTGCAACAGGCTGCGGTCCTTCAGGTATCCAGTAATATTCACGAAAGTTTACAAATTTATCCCAGTCAATGCCAGGGTTCCATGCATAAGATTCTTGAGAGTTTAATTTGCTGTGATTAGCAACTGATCCTGAAAAATTATTTACAGAATTGATATAATCAACATAGTCGCCATAAAATTTTACATTGCCTAAATTATCTTCTATTACAGTTGCAGGTTCAAATTGATAGTTTTCTCTATCTGATGATATATCCCCGATATAATTATCTGTAGTAGTATTATATGATTTGGCATGCTTTCTTCCAAAATATCCTGATAGTTTTTCTGCTGTGCCTGGTTGTGTTAATTGATCTAGCGTTGCTTGTAAAAAATTAATATTTGCAGTGGTTCTAAAGAATTTTGGTAATAGATTACTTGTTTTTCTTTCAGAATCTCCAGGAACTGGCAAACTGTATTCGTTTTGATTATTATTAGACATTAGTAACTATAACCTCCTGAAGAGCTACTTGAATTTGATACAAGAACATTTGATTGTACTCCTGTATTATTTTGTGCAGTTGCACTAACTACTTTTCCATCTACTTTTAATTTCTTAGCTGAAATTTCATCAATTACTTCAATGTCCGAAACAGTTGCAGCATTGATGAATACTTCGTCTGGTTCAGATTTTATTTCAAACAAACTTCCAAATACCTGTGAATCTTGTTTTGGTACAATTAATAAACTTGCAATATTAGGACTCATATTACTCATAATATATGTGCTAAGTTCTTGGAAGTAAAATGTATCTCCAAAATCCCAGTTTTCAGATGCAAAAAACTTATTAATATAATCAACTACTGTTGACTTTAATTGATTATCATTTAAAACTATACTAGGATTTTTTACAATTTTAAATGTTACTTGTAATTCTTCGATTGCTTTATCTCCAAATAATGGTTTATATTTTACAGGATGATAAATTATTTCATCGCTTATACTTTTTATTTGGTTCAGTTGACCACTGTAATTTAAGAATAATTGATCACTACTTTGAGGTATAGGTTTTATATCTAATTCATTAGAAAGCCAAAGCCTATACTGTACATCATAATCTCTTGTTAAAAGGTAGGTATCTATAATATTTGATAACGCAGGATCAATACGTTGATCATTGTCAGCTGTATGTAAATAATGAAACTTAATTTTTTCTCTACCCACATATGCTCTGTAGTCACTTGTAACATAAGTATTATTCTTTATTTTATCAATATACTTGAATACATTTGTCTCAATAATATAAAAGACTTGCTTATCATTATATACACTAAAAGATCCTATGTTAGATTCTGTCGAAACTGTTATAATTGTGTTATTACTGTTATCGAAATATTTAAAATCTTCTGTTTTATCCTCAGTAATATATTTTTCTTGGAATATAAACTTATTAGCAGTATTAGTTGAAGGGCTAACAATTTCTTCAAATAATTCTATATCGTCATATACACCATCGTCGTCAGAATCAAAGAATGTAACTTCAATTTTTTTACTTTCGATATATCCTGAACTATCTCTATACGCATCTGATATTGACCATGCAAAATCTCTTGTAAACGGCATTAATTCATCAGGCTTTTTATTAATATTCAATACATTAATTTTATCTTTAATTGTTTTACCTGTTTTACTATCATATATTTTATCAGCACTATCAAAATAAAATTTAATTTCACTGTCACTTTCAAAAATATATCTTAAATTTCTATAATTTACATTATAAGTCTCGCCGTCAGTTTTAAAGTAAAAAATCCAACTTGAATCTAAATTTTGTTCACTAGTGTTTCCGGCTTTTCCTAAATTAAATTCGTTTACAGTATCAATGTTTTCTGCTAAAATAATTTTCCACTGTCTATCAAATTGATCGTAACGTAATCCAAAATCATTATATGCAAATGTTTGATCAATAATTTGAACAATTATATCTGGTAAAAGATTTTCAGCAAGCTTTGGTCTTATTTCTGTAAGTACTGCTCCTTGAGGTACATTGTCGTTTAAGTATATCGGTCCTAATGCAGAATCTAAATCTTTACCGTCATCGGTTATACTAATAACTTTAGTCCATATGTATTCTTTGCTTCCTGGATGATCAGCATCGCCTAGCATAAGAGTATTGTCTTCCATAAAATGATAACCGGACGGTGCTAAAAACTTTAACATAGTTTCTGCTTCTAATAGTCTAAGACTATTAGCAGTAAATGTACCTACTGCTAACGGATCTCCGTCAGTATCACTCAAATTACCTGTGGTTAAATTAGTATCATTTGTACGTGAATTCCATGAAGCATTTAAATCATCAACTATAATTTTATTGTACTTAGAAAGATAAAAATTCTTAATATTGTTTGAAGATAAAATTGGTGTTATAGTATTGTATATAAATCCTTCAATATCTGACTGTGTAGTAAAATTAAATTTCTTTAAAATATTATAATCTTCTTTATACAGAATTCCATCGTTAGCATATAAATTTGTAGAACTATATTTTCCAGTAGTGTCTTTTAAATCAAAATATCTACTTATTCCACTACTTAATCTGTTAACTGATTTTACCTTTGTTATGTCTTGACTCACTGCGAGTGGACCTACATTATAATCTTCAGCTGTAATCATTCTATTTTGAGTGTAGTAAGTAGCTGGAGCATTTTGTTTAATTTCAGCATTAGTTTCAGCAGGTGAAGAATTTGATATATTTGTTTTTAAACTAAGTGTAATTGTAAGTGTTTCTGAATTATTAGCTTTTGAAATATAAGGTATTTCAATGTTTATATTTGCCATACCTGCTGGAGATATATTCATAAATCTATTAGCACTTGTTCTATAATATAGCTTGTAATTCCCGCCTGGAATATTGCCAAAGACACCGTCTGCAAAAATTAAATTAATTCTGTCATCAACTCTTGACCCTACAGCAAAAATATTTTTAATTTTTTTGAATAAACTATTATAAATTACATTGTTACCTTCAACAGTATCAACCTTAGTCCATAATTCTGTTTCAAATCCGTTTAGATCTAACCCGTATAACCAAACATCACTATTATTAATATTAGGAGTGTCTATAGATACAATTTGATTTGGCGTAGGATTACTAACAGCAAAATTTCCAATTTGCAAATCTCCTTGACGGAAATGCATAAAAAATCCTGTATTAGAACTACCGGCGCCTTTGCCATCGTCTCTATATAAAAATGCTGGATTATTTCCAGGTAATGGTGGTTCTTCACTAATTAAATTATTGTCAATATCAGTAGAAACTATTTCAAATTTTTCCGATTTTCCCTGAACTGATCTTGTAAATTTATAAACAGGAATATCAGTATTCAATGCATTAAATCGATATTGTTCAGTCGGTACTCCAGAAATATTTGCACTCTTTAGTGGCTTTCCTACAGGATTTGTAACAGGCAAAGCAGCGTTAATTATTTTTGTAAATTGTTCTAACCATAAGTTATTAGAAGGATCATTCCATTTAGCAGTAATGCCATTCATATTAACACCGCTACTATCAAAAATTGATTCACTTGTTTTAACTGCTTCAATTTTTAAAAGACCATTTGCTGCTTGATTTCTTTTGGGATTATAACTTATTAATCTAGCAAGTCTTAATACACTTTCTCTACGCTCTGCTGTTTCTAAAAAGTTTTCTCTTGCATTAAGATCGACACGGAAAGATAAATTTTGTCCTAAAAATGCTATTAGATCAATAAGAGCTACATATTCTGATGTTTCAATATAATCGTTAAAATTTTCTGGATAATTTTCTCTTAGATATTGAATCATTGTTCTACGTAGATTATCAAAATCATAACTTTGAAAATCAGCATTACGAAAACTTTGATAGATTCTTTTCCAATCCTGATTTAACAATAATCTATTTTGTCTGTCAGATATAGACATAGCGGTTTCCTTAATTTAATGTATTTATCAGGTTTAGAAAAGTGCGTATTTAATTTACGCAAGATTAGCAGATTGGTCAAATTTAAATTCTAAAGACTCTTGAATTCCGTAAGCAATATATTCTATAGTTGCTTCTATTTGTATGCCTGATTCATATGTAGTTACAGATATTGATTTTGATATTACTCTAGGATCATAATTTATAATTTCTGTTACATTTGTAATAATAGCTTCTTCAATTTCAGGAGTTAATTGTTCAAATAAAACATCCCATATAATTGTACCAAAACTAGGATCACTAAGTTTTTCTCCCTGCCTAATATGAAAATGATTTATTACGTCTTGTTTTATAAGTTCTAAATCATATAAATTAAATCCAGATCTTGTAATATCAGTGGTGCTAAATCCTCTATAGGCAATTCCTTGACTACTAGGATTTATTCCGTTACTAGTAACACTTACTCGTTTATATAAATTTTTTTCTAATGTACTCATTTTAACTTCCTCGTATTGCTCTCGAACCTATAGAATAATATTCGTCGCCTGTAGTTCCGTATGCATCAGCGCCGCCATTTCCATTTCTCCAGTTAGTCATTCCTCCAGCACCTAATAAATGAGAGCCTGCTAACATGCCGCCAACTGTCTCTAAATTATCACTAGATCTAATTCCACCTTTATTTTGTAAATATTTGTAATTAAGATTTGTGTATTTGAGCATTGCAGTTTCTTGTTCAGTAGTATTTGACAAAAAGTCGTTAAGATTATTTACGCCGCCAACTCCAGTCCAATTAGCTGGATTTCTAAGTGACGAATTATTATTACTTGCGTCAGCCCTAATATATCCTAAATCTTTAAGTGCCATTGTACCCATTTGATATTTTCCTACAAATCCTATACTATTAATTGCCGAATAATTATTATTACTTTCACGCTGTCCTACTGCTCCTAGGTATGCTGCGGTTTGTTCTTGTGTAAGTCCGGCAATAGTGCCTTGTAGCTGATCAGTACTTAATGGTAATCCTATATTTGGAGCAATATTTGGAAGTGCTTCGATACCAGCTGCCTTAGCAAGTGCAGGATCTATTTGTCCTATGTCATATCCGATAGACGGAGCAAAAGTGTTTCCGCCGCTACTTAATGCAGGAGGAGTATTAGACGCTGCGCCGGAACCTTTAGCAAAAGTATCAGGAGTTAAAGGAGCAAAAGTATTACCAGCAAGCCTGCCAGGTTTTTCTCTATCAGTTTCTTTAGTTTTAAACACTAACGGGTTCATATTTTCATGATGTGGCCAAGGTTCGTGTTGCGGTGCTCTTGCAAGAATACTAGGATAATATGTAGGAACTTCGCTTCCTGGTAACATATAAGGTAATTGTATAGTTGTTAAGTGTATAACTTCAGTTGCATCTAATGGAGGTTCAGCATCAACAGCAGGTAGTGCTGCAAGTCCTACAGACGGATCGCCTCCTGCACGAGCTGAATTACTAAGATTGCTATTCCAGTGAATTTGTCCTGCATCTCCTGCAATAACGCCTGCACCTTGTATATTAACATTAGAACCCGAACTATGATAAGAACTTTGTCCTGCAATTACATGATGTGTAGTGCCTGCTTCTTGATGTATTGTAGTTGCAGATATAATTGTAGTATCATCAGCTGATTGAGTTCTAATATTAGCATCTGATATTAGATGAACTTCACCTGTAATTTTTTCTCGTCTGTATCCTTCTACAATTCCTTCTACATTTCCTTTTGCATAATATCTAATATCACCATCTTCGCCATCTTCGCCGCCGATAGATCTTATACTTAAACTTGCATTTTGTATATGATGTATTCCTATTGCAATGTCATGTATATTAGTATCGCTTTTTCTATACCAACTTTGCCCGCTAGTTTCGTGTGTTTTTTCATCTGATCTTTGATATCTGCTTTTATTAGTATGGAAGTGATAATTTTCTTTTACTAAAACTTTCATTTCGCTATCAACAGTTGTATCACTCAAATTATGAACTGTTAATTTATAATCATTTCCGACATCTATATTAGTATTCCATGCACTTTCGACTTGTATTCTTCCAGCTTCATTTTCGTTAACATCATATTGATCGCCACCACTATATCTTGCTGTGGCTTTCATATTGATGTTTCGACCTGCTTCCATATTAATATCACGCTCTGCTGTAATATTTAAATCGGCCCCAGTCATAATACTAATACTATCATCGGCATGAATATCTATTTTACCATCACTTGTTAATTCTATCCAAGCAGTTCCTCTACTATTACCTATATAAATTAAATCTTCTGCATTATGCAGTAATATTTGATGTCCTGTTCTTGTCCTTAATCTAATATGCTCATTATGAGGTATAGTAGCATCGCCTTGTATATCACCGGCTTCAACGTTTGCATATATAGGCGGACCATCTTCTGCATGGGTCTTTCGTATATACTTGTCGTCTCCATCATCAAATACTAAACTAGATCCGCCTAGTCTATTAAAAAACTGTTCTGCTTTTGTTTTTTGATTTCCGTATTGATGTTTAGGAGCGCCATTTCTTTTATCTAAAGGACCCGGAGTATTCATTCCAAATACCATACTAGGAACTTCTCTTCTAGCACTAGAAGTAGTAGTACCTCTTATTTCATCATCTAATAATCCTTGATTTTCTAAAACTTGTGTAAAATCTTTATTATAAGGTTTATTAAATTTAGTAGGATCTTTACCTTCGCCGGTTTCGACTTTTTTGTTATATTCTGCGGTAGGTAGTTTTTTACCTTGTAATGGTCCTGGAGTATCTGGTCTAGTAAATTTAGTACTAGGACTATAACCAGGTAATTGATAATTCATAAAGTTATCTTGAATACATCCAATCCAGTATCCATAAGCACTATTATCTTCAGCAAAAATAACAAGTACTTTTGTTCCTACATCAGGTGGAACTGCCCATAGTCCATAACTTTTTTGTGAATATTCGTAACCTTCATTTGCTTGTGTTCCTGCTTCTGGCGTTACACCATAAAATGGACTAAGATATCTTACAGTAAACACTTGTCCAGTTCTTGCAGGGTTGTTGCCGCTTGTATCATGTCGTAGTAACTCAACTTCTAGTGTGCCCATATATGAAGGATCTAAATGGTTAACAACTAATGCCTCATAAGGACCGCCTGATGATGGTTTAACTGAATTAAATTTTGTTCTACTATATGTATTACCTATACTCATTATGTACCTGCTTCATTTATATAACCTGCGGCTCTTGCATAAGCCTTTTCGTTTGGTGACAATTTAGATAGAGCGGCGCCGCCACCAATATCATCATTAAATGATTTTAATTTTTCAACTGATCTAACATCGTTATCAGACCACGTATTTTTTTCTTGCATCGGAGACAGAGGATGTGTTGAATGATATACTATACCATCTAACCTATCTGCACCTCGATAATCTGTATTCACATACCATCCTTTTTTCTTATTGTATCCTGAATTAGATTTATTAATTCCTGCGGCATAAAGTGCTGGATCTACTTGTCCTGCGTCATATCCGATAGACGGAGTTTTACCGATCACTCCAGTGGAATCAACAGGTGCTCCTTGTAAAACATTTCCTGCACTACCTGTTGCATTAGCTTGTGTTTGAGCAGATGCGCCGCCTTTAATGTTAACAGTGCCTCCTCCTTGTCTAGGTCCTGATCCGCCTGCAGAGCCTGCAGGGCCGTCGCCTAACATATTAAAGACTTTTTGTCCTTTGTTAAAATCGTATCTATCAGTTAATGGAGACTTAGGTATCCACGGACGTCCGCTGATAGACGATGCTTGTGTTGCATCGGCTTGAGCTGGTGTAAAATTTGTAACATTTGAATTACCAATACTGTTAGCAATATCTGAACTAGAAGCTCCATCGGTAATGTTTTTTATATTTCCAAGTACACTAGTATCAATTTTTGATCCTAAACTATTAACAGCTGAACCTAAATTTCCGATAGGATTATTTACAATATTTGCTATATTAGGCACAATTGCCTGTACACTATTTGCTGCGCTTTGTGCTAATGTTAATGCTGCAACTGGGCCGCCGGCAAGTGCTCGAGCTTGTTGCGAAACAGAATTATAAAACCCCTGTGCTTGTGCAATGTTGCCTCGAACAAGTGCAGGCACATTTTGTATAGAAGTTACTGCATTAGAAATATTTCTTACAGGTTTTAATGTAGTTGAAAAACTACTAATTGATCTTGTTATATTTCTAGGTATATTAATTGCCATATTAGCCTCCCATAATCCCTTTTAGCCATTGAGGAGCGCCGGCGTTACTTGCTGAAGAAGTTCCCCATGACGGAACATCATATCCTTTCATTCCAGGAAGTAATGTATTATCATCTGCTATATCAACATGGAATGTATTATTGCCCATATATCCATTTCCGGCTCCTATACCTGTTGCTCCGGCGCTTTCGGCGGCCCGTATAAAGGTTTGTATAATAGACAGATCATCTGAATTAGTAGTTGAAAGTGGACTAGATCTACCAGGAACTTTTAGTTGTACATCAACCGCATATCCGTCATCGTGTCTATGACTGCCAGTTCTTCTTGTTGATGTTTGGCCGCCACTAGTTATTAATAAATTAACGCCGGCAGTTCTTGCTGCACTTTGTATTATAGAATTTAAGCTAGGTTGAATTGTTTGATTTCTAATTTTTCCACTGAATCCTGAAACATATTCAACTTCTCCTGTACCTGTTCCTGTAGTAGATCCAGTTGGTACTATGGGAGGACCTGCTCCTCCAAAAGGCTCAAGTTCTGCGGTTGCAGATGTTGCAGCAAGGGCGCCTGCTTGACCGGCAGCTAATGCAGATCCGGCAGCGCCGTATCCTGTTGCATAAGGGTTAGTGCCAACTGGGCCGCCCGCTCCGCTAAACGAATTATTATCACCTTCAGAAAGATCAACTTCTTGGCTGAGTACAATATTTTCAGTTTCTCCAGTAGGATTATCGTTTTGTCCACGTCTTCTTAGTATCTGTAAATCTTGTATAAATTGTCCGTCACTAAATTTATTATTTACTCCTAGAACTTTATAAAGTCCGCTGAATTGTTTTACTAATTTACTAAATTGCATAGTGCCATCTTGATTGTAATCAAAAGGAATTTTAAAATTTACAATAATAAACACTTCTGAATTTTGATAATCTATTGTTCCGTCTGTAGTTACAAATGGTGCTGCTGGAGGAGCATTATAATTTCCCATTCCACTTGTTGGAATAAAATACGGATCTCCCCATATTTTTAAATTACCTTGTATTAAATCAACATTACTATTCATTAAAGAATTATGAAATGATTGTGCTATACCAACTTTAGTCGAAAACGATTCAGAATTTCTTCTACCGCCTTTAGCGGTATATCCTTTAACATTAGTTTCTTGCAAAGTATTATTAGATTCTCTAGGACTACCTTTTGAGCCAAACCCTTGAGCTTCTCTAGCTATTTGTGTATTATCTTGCTTTCCGGGATTTACTGTTTCAATAGATGCGCCTGCTCTACGTTCGCCACCTAATTGATTAAGGTCTGCATTTAAATTTTGAAAAAATGCAAAATTATATTCAATATCAAAATCAAGTACATCTTCATTTTCACCTGTATAAAGATAGTTGTATGTTTTTTGCGCCATACCTGCTAAAGATTGAGAATTTGATGGTCTCCTGTCTGGACCTAAAAATATCGCTTCGTCGACATAATAAGGTAATACTGCATATACATAAACTTTTGGATCTGTTCCTAGTTTTTGCTCAGATGACTGATTTGGTTCAAGAAAAGTAAATGTTTCTATTCTAAACCATTCCTTTTTTCCGTTAACTGCTGGTTTTTCAGCAAGTTCTCTACCATATTGACTGTTAGTAATTACGTCACTAATTATACTAACAATATCGTCGCCGTTAGTATATTGTATTTTTCTTAAGAAATCGCTCATTTGCATAGATTCGTCATTTCTTGAAAATATTAAAAGTTTATCAGGATCCATTGCAGCGTCAGCTTCGGCTATTGGTCGATCACCTTCTTCAAATACATCTTCAACAATTACTTTTTTGCCGATGTCGTTAATTTCTAATTGTGCATATGCTTTAAGTCCATCAAAAACTGAAGAACTACTTGTAGGATCACTTAAAGTTATACCTGCTGCATTAGCAAGGCCGGGGTCTACTTGTCCTGCACCATAACCAACATAATCTCTATTTCCACTATCTACTGCTCTAACAACACCTTGCTTATCATTAGGAAAACAAATAATATATTTGTGATGTTGTTCTACAACACCTTGTTCTTCTTGAGTTTTTAATCTCTGATTAATAATCTCTGTTAATGATCTATCTTTTTCGTTTTGTAAAATATCTGCAATTGTTCTACCTTCTATAGTTGTATCTTGTTTTAAAGTTACATTTTCATCAAAAGTAGCTTGTTCATTAAATGGTACAGCTTCAACCTCGTAAACGCATCCTTCGCCTGTTACTGAAAAATTCATATTAGTAAATCGAAAAGGAATAAATTTTGGCGGTGAACCGAGATTTGTTGCATCATTTCCCGAATCGTCCCAGCCTGCAAATTTTACTTCTAGACAATAACATGCTTCGTTATATGTTGTGTACTTATTTTGTTCAGCTGCTATAGCAATTGTTTCAATAAATTGTCCCATACTATACGGTTCTGTTACTACAAATCTAATAACAGTTCCTGTAACTGGTCCTGTGATATTATTAGGTGTTAACACAGTTTCAATTTCTAAATCGTCAATAAAATATTCAGCATGTGCTCCATATGTATCTTCAGTTGCAGTTGTAACTCTTCCAGCTGTGCCGCCGCCGCTCTGTACAATAATATTAGATAGTCCTCTATTTCTGTATGTACTAGAAGGCGTGTTAACTTCGTTTTTAGATAAACAACCTAACGCAATATGATAGTTATACGATGCATAGTCTCTTAACGGATTTGGTAACTTACTTTTTGTAATAGAAGATGTTGACCCTATTCCTGTTGTTCCTAATAACGATGAAATTGTGCCGCTGCCAAACGCTCCAAAGTTTAATCCAAAATTTGAAAAATCATTAAGAACGTTTTCTAACTGATTTAAATTATTACGTATTTGAGGAACTCCAGGAATTAAATTTCCTACCGGACTATTAATAACAGTATTAAATGCACCTGCAACATTTCCAGATTTAATATCTGATATAGCACTTGAAACATCTGATATAGAAGAGACAATATTGTTTACGCCATTTGGCAAAATAGAAATTGCATTTGAAAATTGATTAAAATCACTTAGAACAGGAATTCTCGAATTAAATGCTTGATTTGTATTTTGAATACCTGCTGAATTTAAGGAAAATGCTTTATTATTAAATGTTTGTCCTATGCTACTCGAAGTGTTTACTAATCTTGTAATGTTGTTTACATTTGCAGACAAAGAATTATTAAAATTATTCGCAGTTGCAACAAGTTTTGAAGCATTACTAAATGAACTTATAAGATTAGTAAAAAGTGACATTTATATTCCTAAGTATTTTTGTAAATTATTTTTCTTTGGCAAATAAATTTGTGTACCTGCAACAAAATCATATATAGGATCTTTTAGTATATCTAGATTACGTTGAGCAAATACCCACCATAAATCTTTAGAACCGTATAAATCAAAAGATAATAAATCAGGTCTATGAGTATAAGCAGAAATTATAGTGTATAATACATCGTCTACTTCTGCAGGAACTGAACGTATTTTTAAAATATCTAAATACCCTGTTGTTGTAATTTGAGTATCGGCATATGGGCTAAAAGGTGAAACTGACATTAAATAAATCCTTCTCCTGTAGAAGCATAGCCGCCATTTGCAAAAGTATTCAAACTAAATTTACTCTGTGCTCTTCTACTGTATTGTGGCATACATGTAACTGTCATTGTAGTCTGTGTTGGAACATAATTAGTTTGACCCATAAAGTTTACCGGAATATAATCTACATCTGATGGTAAATCCATTGTAAATCCTTGTATTAAAACTGGGATATTACTTAAAACATGTGGACCATATCCATTTAATCTACATAGCAGCGGCGGATTGCCTTTTGGAGAACTTTCTCCATAAAACATTTTTGTCATTGTCCTTAGATAGTGTACAACTGAAAGATAGTACACTCCGTCTGTAGCATATTCATTATAATATTCTCCAATAATAGTAATTGCATCTACTTGACTATTTTGATATGCATTATAAGGATAGTTTGTATGTATAGGTTGAATTTGTGAATAGTTAGCACTATTACCAAAAAGTATACTAGGTGTAAAAGGAAAAACAACTTCATTATT